ATAATTCAAGAATATGGACGAACAAACGAATAATTCAAGGGGTGGACAGCCTGGCAATAATAACGCCAGCAAGAATAAGCCATTCCTAGATGCTATGCGTAGGGCATTAGCCCAGAATCCCCAGAAGATTGCCAAGATAGTAGATAAGGTTCTTGACCAAGCAGAAGCCGGTGAAGCATGGGCCGTAAAAGAAGTAGCGGATAGACTGGATGGCAAGGCAATCGCCATTCAAGAAATCCAAGGACCTAATGGTGCTGAACTAAAGACTGGCGTAGTAATAACGTTCGTGGAACCTGATGGAACCATCACAACAGATTAAAGATGCCATTGCTAGGGAACGGTTTCCAGCCAAATTAAGATGCTTATTTGAACCCAAGCAATCACGCTATAGAATCCTGTACGGTGGACGTGGGGGTGCAAAATCTTGGGGAATTTCTCGTGCGCTATTGATTAAAGGCATTAAAAGCCCTATTCGTGTTCTATGCGCCCGTGAGTTTCAGACCAGCATTAAGGATTCTGTTCACAAGCTACTAAGTGACCAAATTTATGCCATGGGATTAGAAGCCCATTATGAAATCACCCAAAACACCATTAGGGGTATCAACGGTTCGGAGTTCATCTTTGCCGGCATAAAAAACAATATCAACGGTCTAAAATCTATCGAAGGAATTGATATTTGCTGGGTAGAGGAAGCCAACAACGTAAGTTCCCTGTCCTGGGGTGTTTTGATACCTACTATCCGTAAAGAAAACAGCGAAATCTGGATAAGCTTTAACCCAGAACTACCCACGGATGAAACTTATAAGCGCTTTGTATTAAATCCGCCAGATAACGCCATTGTTACTAAGCTTAATTGGAGTGACAATCCATACTTTCCGGAAGTGTTGGATATAGAACGCCGACAGCTTCAGGCACGTGACCCAGAAGCGTATAACAACGTATGGGAAGGTATTCCACGCCAGACTATTGACGGTGCCATCTTTGCTAAAGAAATGACTATGGCTGAATTACAAGGCCGCATATGCAATGTGCCTTATGATGCTACCAAGGGCGTTCATATTGTGTTCGATTTGGGGTGGAATGACCATACAGCGGTGTGGTTTGTCCAACTATACCCAACTGAAACAAGGCTTATTCGATACTTGGAAGATAGACAACAGACAATTAGCTATTGGTTGGCAAAAATCCAATCATTTGGTTACATGATTGATACCATCTGGTTGCCACACGATGCAAAAGCAAAGTCCTTAGGAACTGGTCGTTCCATAGAGGAAATTGTACGACAAACAGGAATAATGACAAAAGTTTTAGACCGTGTTCCAGTTTCAGATTCAATAAATGCGGCACGAACAATCTTCAGCAAATGCTATTTTGATAGGCAAAATTGTGAAGAAGGCTTACAATGCTTAAGACATTACCGATATGATGTTGACCCCGAAACGAAGCAATTTAGTCAGAAGCCACTTCACGACCATTACTCTAACGGGGCCGATGCTTTCAGGTACATAGGATTAATGATTAACGAACCAAGGAAACCACCCAAAAGGACGGTTCCCCACGTTCAATCTAGTTGGATGGGATAGATTATGGCTGAAACGCAATACGATGATTATGACCCTAGAATTGACGATGCAAAGCAATTCCTACGTTTTGCGGCAGATGCCGATACTAATAACCGTTCAGAAGCATTAGATGACTTAAAGTTTGCTGGCGGCGACCAATGGCCAGTAGAAATCCAAAATAGCCGTAGCGTGGAATCACGCCCTTGTTTAACTATTAATAAGGTTGATGCGTATATCCGTCAACTATGTAACCAGCAAAGACAGCAACGCCCACGGATGAAAGCCCATGGGATGAATAATCAAACTGACGAACAACTAGCCGATATTGTTACTGGAATGTGTCGTCACATTGAAAATCAATCTAATGCAGATCACGCATATGACACAGCTTATGAATCAGCGGTTCGTATGGGTTGGGGTTTTTGGCGTGTAAACACACGATATGTAAATGAAAAATCATTTGACCAAGAAATTTGCATTGACACGATTGATAACCCTTTTACCGTATATTTTGACCCCAATTCGGTGCTACCTGACGGTTCAGATGCTGAAAAAGTGTTAATCACAACGGTAATTCCTAAAGAAAACTTCAGGGCAATGTACCCTGGCGCTGAAGATGGAAGCGGATTTACCCAGCGTGGTACAGGCGATAGCGATGCAGAATGGGTAATGAAAGAAGATATTCGCCTTGCTGAATATTTTTATACCAAAATTGTTAATGCAGACTTAATTCTATTGTCAGACGGTTCCCATATTTATGAAGATGAAATGCCAAGCGAAAAAGTATTAGAAATGGCTGGCATTTATGAAGTGTCTAGACGTAGTTCTTGGCGCAAAGAAATTCATTGGTGCAAGCTAACTGGTATGCAAATCCTTGAAGAAGGCAAATGGGCTGGTAAATATATCCCTATCGTGCCTACTTATGGTCAGCAATTGGTTATTGAAGGCAAACGTAAGAAATTTGGCCTAGTTCGCATGGCTAAAGACCCACAAAGAATGTACAACTTCTGGGTTACATCCATTACTGAATCCGTGGCACTTGCGCCCAAAGCCAAATGGATTATGGCTGAAGGACAAGACGAAGGACATGAAAACGAATGGGCGCAAGCCAATACCAAAGCCATGTCTTATCTGCGTTACAAACAAACAGATACCGATGGCCAGCCAGCACCACCCCCAATACGCCAGGCACCAGAGCAACCACCAGCCGGAATTATGGCGGCGGCCGCTGGAATTAATGCTGACTTGATGGCAGTTGTAGGTATTTTTGACCCAAGCCAATTACCACAAGGCAATATTAGCGGTAAAGCATTACAAGGTCAACAGATGCAAGTTGACATGACTAATTACCATTACTACGACAATTTGACACGTTCAATTGCCCATACTGGCCGCATTATTCTTGACCTTATCCCCAAGATTTACGATAAAGAACGGGTTATGCGGATTATTGGTGAGGATGGAAAACCCAAAATCATTACTATTAATCAGCAAGGCAAGGACGAAAACGGAGTAGATAAGGTTTTAAATGACGTAACCGTTGGTGAATATGACATTGTGATGGAAACCGGCCCTGGATTTAGCACTAAACGCCAAGAAGCCGTGGAATCCATGATGGCCGCTTTAACTGCTAATCCGAACCTATTTGGGCAGATTGGTGACCTAGTATTTAGAAATATGGACTTCCCAGGTGCAGAAGTTATTGCAGACCGCCTTGCTTCTATCAATCCATTGGCCAAAATTGACGACCAATCCAAGATACCACCACAAGTTCAAATGCAAATTCAGCAGATGCAACAAGCATTGCAACAAATGGGCCAGCAAAATCAGCAATTACAGATGATGATTAAACAACGCCAAGATATTGAACAAGTTAAACAATCCCATGAGGACCAAAGGGCAATTCTCAATGCCGGCGTTAAAGTGCATGACCAGAACACACGGTCAATCACTAGCCAAAATAAAATGGAAATTGATGCCATTATGGAACTTTTGTTACACCATTTGGACACCAATCGTCTTGAAAAAGAAATTGCCGCCCGTAACCGTGAACAATACGAATATATGGGTCAAGCAAATGTCGGATTAGGACAAGGAAATATTGCACAACCACAATAAAGTGTTGTAATATAGTCACAACCTACCGTTGGGTTCAGCGGGTCAAATCTTGGAGTTATCCATGTCAGAAGCAAATGTAGCAGAACGTTTGGCATCAAACGTTGTAACAAGTGAAAATGTAGTTGAATGGAATGTTAACAAGTTAGGTTTAGCTACCGAACCGGCTAAAACTGCGGCTGAAACCGTTGAGGAAACTCCAGTTTCAGAGCCAGTAGCCGAAGAAGGTCAGAGTGAACCAGCCGTTACTGAACAGGAAACGACCGAAACAGAGGAACGAAAACCCAACCCCAAGTTGGAAAAGCGGTTTTCAGAGTTGACCAAAGCACGTAAAGCGGCAGAAGAATCAGCCGCCCAAGAACGTGCCGCTAGGGAAGCGCTGGAAGCCCGTTTGCAAGCTTTAGAAGGACAGCAATCGAATAAGAAAACGAATGAGGTCAATACAAAGCCACAACCTGACGACTTTCCCGATGCGTTTAAATACGCTGAAGCGTTAGCCGAATGGTCAGCAAATGAAGCAGTAGCAAGACGTGATAGGGAATTAAGGCAACAACAAGAGCAAGCTAAACAACAGGAAGTATTAAAAACCTGGCAAGAAAAGCTTGATGCTGTTAAAGCTGAAGTACCCGATTACGAAGATATGATTGCATCATCAACTGTTGCTGTAAGCGATGCAGTACGTGATGCAATTTTGGAAAGTGATGTTGGTCCACGGATTCTGTATGAATTAGCTTCAGATGATGAACTGGGCGCCAAGATTGCAAACCTATCTACTGCACAAGCTTTGAAAATGATTGGTAAGTTGGAAGCGAAGTTTGAGGTGCAAGCCGAAGAACCAGCTAAGAGTAAGCCTGTTGCGGTGAAGTCTAATGCACCGAAACCTATTAATCCTATTCGTGGGACTGGCAGTCAAAGCGTTTATACAGATGGCGAACAAATCGACTATCAAGCTTGGAAAGCCGGCCGCAAATTAGGAAAGATTCGTTAAGGTAACAATTTAATTTATCCTTAAAGGAATTAGTATCATGGCAAATAATTTATTGACGATTTCAAAAATTACTAATGAGGCCCTAATGGTCCTCGAAAACGAATTAACTTTTACTTCTGAAGTTGACCGCAATTATGACGATCAGTTCGCTGTCGTTGGTGGAAAAATTGGCGCAACCGTTAACGTAAGACGTCCTGGACGTTTCGTTGGTGCGACAGGTCCCGCCCTTTCGGTCGAGGATTTTAACGAAACTTCTGTACCAGTTACATTGACAACTCAATTCCAAGTTGCGACCCAGTTCACAACACAAGATTTGGCATTGTCTTTGGATATGTTTTCGGACAGAGTTTTGAAACCCGCTGTAGCAACTATTGCAAATAAAATGGACCGTGATGGTTTGTTGATGGCTAAAAACAATACCGCTAACATCGTTGGTACCGCTGGTACAGCACCAACTGGTTTGATTACCTACTTGACAGCCGCCGCTTACCTTGATTCTGAAGGTGCGCCACGTGACGGTCGCCGTAGCTGTATCGTTGAGCCATTCACATCCGCAACTATCGTTGATAGCTTGAAAGGTTTGTTTGTTCCACAAGAAGCAATTGGAGAACAGTATCGTAAAGGCTTGATGGGTCGGGATTCCGGCGGCATGAACTGGAAAATGGACCAAAACGTTCAGGCACAAACATTCGGTAGCTACTCCGGTGCTACATTGTCTTGTAACGTTACAACTGCAACTGGCTTCTTGACTTCAGGTTGGGCACAAACTTCTACCATCACTATTGGTGCTACAAGTGCGGCCGCTACATTGAACCAAGGTGACACATTCACCATCAACGGTGTATATGCAGTTAACCCACAAAACCGTCAAGCTTACGGTTCTGGCAAACTACGTTCATTCGTAGTTACTTCAGCCGTGTCTATCAGTTCTGGTGGTACTGCTTCTGTTACTGTTTCCCCAGCCGTTATTACTGCTGGTCAGTTCCAGAACGTTAGCGTAACTTCAACTGGTTCACAGACTGTTAATCCTTTCAATAACACCGGTACAACTTCTTCACAAAACATCATCATGCACCGCAATGCGTTTACGCTTGCAGTAGCTGACCTTGAGTTGCCTGAAGGCGTTCACTTTGCTGGTCGTGCATCTGATAAGGAAATTGGTTTGAGTATGCGTGTCGTGCGCCAATACACCATCAATAACGATAGTATTCCTACTCGTTTGGATGTGTTGTACGGCTGGGCGCCACTCTACCCAGAACTCGCTTGCCGTGTTGCATCGTAAGCATTAATTAGTGGGGCCTAAAAACCCCACTTTTTTAAACCAAATTAAAGGAAATAATCATGAGCAATCCAGGACCAGCATCAACCCAAACGATTCACCCATCAAATCTAGCTTCTAACCAAGCTATCCGTTTGATTGGTGTTTTAGTTGGCGCAAACTTGAACCAAGGTAACAACACAGATTTGTTAATCCCAGTTCAAAACACAACTAACTTTTCAGTTAGCAACGTAATCGTTACCAACGCATCTACCAGCTTGTCATCGGCCACTATTGGTCTATACCCAGCCGCTAATGCACAAGGTACAGCTATCGTTGCTGGCGCTACTGCACTATCAGGTAATACAAGTGCTTCAGTAGTAAACCAGTTAACTGTTGCTTCTACTGCGACCCAAGCTGAACAGAATTTGTATGTTCGTATTGGTACGCCACAAGCCGCTACCGCTGACATTTATGTTTACGGTTACGACTTTAGCAATTACAACTTAACAAACCCTATCGGGGCTTAATTAAGTAAGAAGTAAAGGGAAAGCCATCCTCAAAAGGGGTGGCTTTTTTCCTATTTGGACTTATAATTAATCATCCTCATTTAAAGGAAAAATCATGTCACTTCAAACTACAGTATTG